GTGATGACATGTTCAGCCGTATAGCCGCACAGATCGGTTTCAGTATGGACCGTTGGACATTGACTGAAAGCAATGCCTTCCAGCGGATTACTTTCGCGATGTCAGACGCACAGGCCTACAAGAATACCACCTGGGTAGTGGGTGATGCAGGTTGCGGCAAGACGACCGCCGCCATCGAGTACCGCCGCACACACCGCAATGTGTTCTATATCCTTTGCTCTGAAGATATGAAAAAGAGCGATTTTGTTCGGGAAATCGCCAAACAGGTCGGCGCTCCGGTGGACGGGACCAACCTGCGTGACATTCTGGAATATGCCATTTCCATGATAGCCTTTCTTCAAAATCCGCTTATCATTTTTGACGAAGGAGACAAACTGACGGACAGTGTATTTTCCTACTTCATCAGCATATACAACCGTCTGGAGAATAAAGCGGGGATCATCTTTCTTTCCACCGACTACATTAAGCGCCGGGTGGAAAATGGCCTGCGCTATAACAAGAAAGGTTACAAGGAGATAAACAGCCGTATCGGCCGCAAGTTCTTTGATGTGAGTGCCGCAACGGAACAGGATGTGTATGCCATCTGCCGGGCCAACGGGCTGACAGAGCCGACCGAAATAAAGCGTGTACTGCGTGAGGCACAACAGGGGGAATATGACCTTCGCCGGGTGAAACGGGTCGTACATGCCTGCAAGCGCATATTGGAAGCCAGACGGATGAAAGGAGGTACGGAACAATGAGTGAAGCGGTGAATGATGCCAGGACCTTTGCGCGTAATGCCAAAGGGGTACGTGAACTGCTGTCCATGAAATTTGATACGCTCCCATTCGAAGGTGAATGGTACGACGCTTTCGGTACTCCTGAAAGCCGCGGGGTATGGATAGTCTGGGGGAAGTCAGGCAGCGGGAAAACCTCTTTTGTAATGAAGCTTTGCAAGGAATTGTGCAAATATGGTCGTGTAGTTTACAACAGTTTGGAGGAAGGTATCAGCCTGACCATGCAGAATACCGTACGACGTAGCAACATGCTGGAGACAAACCGCCGTTTTTTATTGGTCTGTGAATCGATGGACGAGCTCAGTCTGCGCCTGAAACGCCAGAAATCACCGGACTTTGTTGTAATAGACAGTTTCCAATATACGTACATGAGCTTCCCACAGTTCCTTAAATTCAAAGAACAGCACAGAAACAAGCTGCTTATCTTCATCAGTCATGCCAGCGGTCAGAATCCGGACGGGCGTACAGCCAAGAAGGTTTTGTACAACGCCTCACTGAAAATCTATGTAGAAGGCAAACGTGCTTTTTCCCATGGCCGTTTCATAGGCCCGAAAGGATACTATGATATCTGGCCGGAAGAAGCGGAAATTTATTTCGGAGAAAAACCGATTTTGAATGATGAGAACGAATAAGGACAAACAGATCAGTGTCCAGCAGCTCAAAGCCCTGCACGCCACTTTCCACCGCATCGGTATGGATGACGATGCTCGTCATGACTACATCTATGAATTCACTTCCGGACGTACGGCAAGCAGCCGGGAACTGACGATGCACGAGGCGCGGCAGCTGTTGGAAAGGCTGAACCCACCGGATGAAAAAACAAGGGCGATGCAACTGGCGGAAGCGAAAAGTGTGTTCCGCGACATCTACCGCCTTTCTTTCATGATACCGCAGCTCAATCAGGGTTTCACCAGTGACAGTGAAGACGAATACCGGATGAACGTTGCGAAGCTCAATATGTGGGCGAGGAAATACAGCAAGGCACGCAAGGATGTTACCGCCATGAAACTGTGGGAGTTACAGGATACCAAGAAGCAGCTGGAAGCTTGGATGCGGCGTGAGGAAAAGAAACAGAAAAATGAAACAATATCCTTAATTCCGCAACACTATTATAAAATATTTTTTTTAAGTACCTGAGCAACAAAAAGTTGCTCAGGATTTTG